GCGCTGCACCAGCCCCGCCGCCTATGACCAAGGCGCTTGCTGCCAGTGCAGCAGACGATGCCAATGTGCCAGCAGCGGTGTAGGCTAGGACACCGCCGGATGTGCCTGATGCCAGCCCTGTGCCGCCGTTGGCTACGGGGAGAATACCCGTGGTGGAGGTCACTGACGCTGTTACAAAATCAACACCGTTCCAGACTACAAAGGCTGCTGTGCCAGCAACGATGGTGACACCTGTGGTGGGGCCAGCCCCGACAATCTTGATGCTCTGGGAACTGCTGGTTTTGTTGATGACAATGTAGGATTTGCTTTGTGCCGGGACGGTGATGGTTCGGGTGGCTGTACCGCCTGCTGTCCACAGGATAATTGCCTGTCGAGCTTGGTTTGCCGCTAGGGTTGTGGTGGTAAGGGTAACGTCAGCGTCTGACGAGAGGGTGGTTGTCCCGGCAATGGCTGTATCCAGCAAGGCGGTTATGGACACGTTGACTGTATCGCCCCATGTGCCAGATAGCTCTCCGGTGACCGGGAGTGCCAAACCAAGAAGGGATGTTGCTGCTGTTGCCATTAAATTCTCCTACGTTGCAATATTTTGCCAATTTGGTGTTTGTGGTACGTTTATCACGCCCCATGCGGGGGTCTGCGGTACATTTATCACGCCCCATGCGGGTGTCTGTGAATCGTCAATAACACTCCAAAAAGCAATTCCAAAACTTTCCACTGCGCCTGTTGCCGCTACGCCTGTTAGAGCGAGTGAGTGGCTTGGTGCTACTGTCCCTACTGCCCCTGTAGCCGATACCCCTGTTAGGGCTGGGGAGTGCAAAACACCCAGTGTTCCAACCGCACCCGCTGCATTTACACCTGTCAGAGCCACTGCAAGGTTGGGAACCACTGTTCCAACAAACCCACTGGCAAACGTCCCTGTCTCTACAATAATGTAAGACGGTACTAACGTCCCTACCGCCCCGGATGCCGCTACACCAGACAGCGCTACCGATAAATTTGCCTTAACTAACCCAACGGCCCCTGTAGCCGCAGCCCCTGTCAGGTCTATGGCTTTTTCAATTCCTACCGACCCTACCGAACCTGTAGCCGCTACACCCGTGATAGCTTTGGCGGTGCTTGCTTGAACCGTCCCTACTGCCCCAGCCGCACTGACACCAGATAGTGCTACCGATACATCTGCCTTAACTGACCCAACGGCTCCCGTTGCTTCAACGCCCGTGATGACAACTGTACCGCCACCCCAGACACTGCTACTCCATGTATCGTCGCCCCATCCAAGAGACATAACATCAGGTTGTTGACAACCGCAGAAGCCCAGTTGTTGTGGAGTTGGTCGGCATAGTCAGTGTAAACACGCCAGATGTTATGGTCTGGGAACTGAATGTGTGAACGCTAACTGCTGTATTACCTTGCGTGGAGTTGTAAAGCAGCACCGCATCAAATGCAGCAAAGGTCACAGGTGTTGCACTTGCTCCGTAAACAACACTTGCCGAGGGAGTCCAGTAGGCCACACCCGCAGTGGTAGAACTGTTTGTAGCTACAGGAACAGTGGCATTGGTCACCGCTACCCCGCCAGCAGTGTAGTTGGCTGAAGAGACTTCATTGCTTGCACTGTATGCAGTGGTTGATGCGTTAATTGTGGCCCCGACCAGATACAAAGCCGCTTTAAACGTGTCTTTTGTGGGTGAGGTTAAGCTAGTTCTGCTGGTGAGCGTGATAGTGCCAAATTGATGACCGCCATTCATTAGCTCGCCCATGAATGAGGTGCAGAGAGATTGTGTGTTAGCGATGATAGTTCCCTTCTTGGGCTGTGCCCATCTTACCCTAGTGATGCTGCTTCTAAACCAGCCAGCATGTGTCTTTTAAGAGCTACATGCGCTGAACGGTGTACGAGTTCGCCACCCAACCAATACTCCACCCATGTGGTGGTTTCGTTATCGTTGTCTATGGTTCCTTCCCGCTTGTCCAGCAAGGCTTCGTCCATCAGACCTTTGGTAGTTGTAATCATGGTAGCCTTATGAGTGCAGAAGTAGATGTGTTAGCTGGCATAACAACTGTGAACGATGAGGTAGTGGTTTTGTCAGCGCCAAAGTCCAATACTGCCACTGATTTGTTGCTCTTAGATGAATTGTAAATTAACGCACCACGTGCTGTAAACGCACCTGTAGTCCAGACCACATTGCTAAAGTTTACAAAGGCTGTGGTGTCTGTAACACTGACAGATATGCCTGTCATTACCTGACCCGCAGCGGTGTAGCCTGTGCCTGAAATCTCCCCGGTCGCTGTGTAAACGGTGGTAGCCGCCCCTATATCGGCATTGGCTGTGTACAGCGCCATATAGAAGGTGTCTGTGGAGAAATCATGCACCCCCTGAAGCAGTTGCTGCTTAAAGGATGTGGTCAGGGTCTGGGATATGCTCATGTTACTGGAACCCTAGCTTGCCCACTGCGGTAGGCATCTTGGCGCTCTAAGCCATCGCCCAGACGTTTCAATTGGCCCATTGCCTCTTTGTACTTGCCATCATACAGGCCAATCATGTCCTGCTCACCTTTCATGTAGGTGTAGGCTTCAACCAGTGTCCCATACAGAAGGGCGGGATCGTAGTTGTCACCAAGCCATGTGGTTGAAGCGGTAACAATAGATTCTGGGTAGTAGTAGTAATGAAGCTCCATGCTGTAGGCAGCGTCTGGAGTGGGGCCAAGAAGAAACGTAAGTTCTGTTGTGATAACACTAGATGCCACCGCTGGGCCAAACAGAGCGTAGAACTTGGGCGACCCGGTGGTTGTTGGCTTGGGGTACGCTTCCCTGATAAAGTTTACATCCTTGTTCAACAAAAATGTGTATGCGCCTGTGGTTGGGTCTATTGCTGCTAAAGAATACGAAGACAGGAAATCATCAGGACAAGCCAAATACTTGTTATTTGCGGTGGTGATGCCAGTTACATTCTTACGCAGTGCCGGAATCTGTACGGTGTTGTATATACGTTTTTCTGCCTGTGTGATAAACAAATTCATGTCCACAGTAGGAAAGGTGTTCTCCGTGTAGGAGGAGACCGCAGAAACCAACGCAGCGTAGTTCATGCCATCGGGCCTCTTGCGGTGATGCCTTTAGTCGCCGCGCCGTTACCACGAGTTACAAGACCTGATGTTTTTACACCGGGTTGTTCTCCGCTGGTGATGCGTCCAATCGAAGCACTGGCGTTGTTTAACATGCTCATGTCTTTACCCTTGCCGGGGTTAGCCTCGACCGTGACGGCCTTGCCAGACATGGTGTGGGGCTTTGCGTAAGCCGCTGCTTGTTTGTTGTTAATCATCTTAGCCTCCACGACCAGATTTCTGGTTCATCACTTTAGCCATGCCACGACCGTATTTCATCATGTCCATATCGGTCTTGCCACCCTTGGCAAACTTGGTCATGGGTTTGCCGGGATGCATGGACTTCTCGTGCTTATGCACAGCCCCTGCCATCATCTTCTTGTCCTGCTTCAAATCTGCCTTATCCATATAGACTCCTAAGTAATAATTGCATGTCACACTGTAACTGAACCAAGTTCCAATTCTGCCACCAAATAATTTGGCGTTAGCCCGTCATCGTTTGACCTAGACCCGCCTACCGGGTTCCAATTCCACTGAAATATTCTGCTGCCTTCGCCCGGATATCCGTCTACCAACAGGCCAGAAGCGTAATAACTCAAGTCCCTGCGCGGCTCCCGTACGGCCTGTGGGTCATCTACCGGGTACATCCCAAGCTGCAACTGAGGCTGATCCGGTGTCCAGCAGGTTGGGCACACCAGCAAGTTGTAGGTTTTGGTCTTGACAACTTCCTTTTTTAGTTCCTTCAGCTTGTAACGAAACCCACAACGGTCACATTCCGCTATCGCATTCTTACCTGACGCAAACCGGTTACCCATGATTAACTCATAAACATCTGGCGAGGCACAAACCGAACTGCTGCTTTCTCTCGGTCTTCATCCTGCGCCAACTGCCAAGCCTCGTCATATTGAGCCTTCAACACCTGTAAACGCTCCATGCCGTTGGGCAACTTGAGCGCCAAGTAATAGGCTAACCCTGCTGCTACGCAAGGTATAAACCGGAACGGCACATCCATTGTGTCTGAGCCATCCCCGGCGTTTTGATTCCTACGCAGCCGCCAATAAACGAAGGTGTAGGTCTGGGAACCATCAGGGGTGGGCCAGACAGTCACTGCTGGAGGATTTGACACATAGACCACTGTGGCAGTTATATGCGTTGCTGCGGTGGTATTGGCTTGTCCTCTGGAGCAAGCTGTCAGGACATTGCCCACGATGTAACCGTAGTAGATGATCTCACTGTCTACCTTAATGTAACCAGCAGCGGCAAGTCCTATGACTGAACTTAGGGTGATGGTGGTTGCTGTGGCGGTGACTGCGCCGTTGAGGGTCAGGGTTGTAGATGATGTTTGCCCTGAGTTGCGCTGCACCATGACCTGAATGGGTCTGGCTTGGGTTAGCTTGTTGGGTAGGGTAGCGTAGGTGCTGACGCTGATGCGGGTGATGGTCAGGTCTGCTTGGTTGGATGTTGAGTTGGCATCGGTGCGGATGACATGCTCAAGCAAGTCCACGGTATCTGTGGGTAGTGCATAGGTGTTTAAACCTTGAGTCAGGGTGAATGATCCCTGCTCAATTGTCCACATGTTGATGCCCCGGTTGGCCCAATCCGCAAACATGATGTTCAGGGATCGCCGTGCAGTACGCATGTCATAGCCGGAACGAAGCTCAGAACCCGCACGTTCAAATGCGTCTTCTATGACTTCACTCAAGTCCATGTCGAAGGTTGCTACGCCCGAAGTTGTCATTATCTAAACCCTGTTGTTCAAGAGAAGCAGGTCATAGCAAACCTGTTGAATGCGTAGGCATTGCGTTGTCCTTCATCATATAGTCAATTTGCTGAGGCAAGATTTTCATCATTCTTAGTGGGGGCGCAAAAATTCCCGTACGGGCTGTGGGTCATCTACCGGGTACATCCCAAGCTGCAACCTTGGCGACGGGCTGGGTAGCGGTTGTAGAACTTGTGGTGTGGACGCTAAAGCTTCATCTGGTACTCTACGTTGCTGCGGTTGAGGTGGGCCATACGGATTCTGCATTTGATACGGACTGTATTGCTGTGGTTGTCTATACCCGCCTTGTTGACCGTAGCCACCCATACCGCCATAGCCTTGCTGCTGACCATAGCCACCCATACCGCCTTGACGACCATAGCCTTGTTGCTGTCCGTAGCCTCCATAGCCCTGTTGCTGTCCGTAGCCTTGTTGCTGTCCGTAGCCCCCGTAGCCCTGTTGCTGTTCGTAGCCTTGTTGCTGTCCGTAGCCTCCGTAGCCTTGTGGTTGTCCATAGCCGTCATAACCTTGCTGTTGCCCGTAGCCGCCGTAGCCACCTTGCTGTCCGTAACCACCTTGTTGACCATAGCCTTGTTGTTGACCATAGCCCCCATAACCACCTTGCTGTCCATACCCACCCATACCACCTTGTTGACCATAGCCTTGTTGTTGACCATAACCACCAAATCCTTGCTGTCCATAGCCCTGCTGTTGACCGTAACCTTGCTGTTGACCGTAGCCACCAAAACCCTGTTGTCCGTAGCCACCTTGTGGATTAAAGTTTTGTTGCCCATAGCCACCAAAACCTTGTTGCTGACCAAACCCACCTTGTTGACCAAAGCTTTGTTGTTGTTGTTGTCCAAAACCACCAAACCCACCTTGTTGACCAAAGCCACCTTGTTGACCAAAGCCACCTTGTTGACCAAAGCCGCCCATGCCGCCCTGTTGTCCAAAACCAAAGTTTTGTTGCGGCTGCTGCTGTTGACCAAAGCCACCTTGCTGTGGTTGCTGTTGATCAAACCCCGACCTTGGTTTTTCAAATGTTTTCATTATCTAAACCCTGCTGTTTTCTTTGCTATGCTTTTAGGTTGCGCTACAAACTGTTTTCCACTGGCTTTACCTGCTCGTTTGGCTTTGGTTGTCGCAGCGTACTCAGCACTGCTAAGACTTTTAATCGCCGCTTCCGGCAGGTATCTTTCACCCGTCTTACTCGACGGTTTACCAGACTTGGTGCGCCATTTCTGGTCACCCCAGTTCTTTAGGGACTGCTGCGGCGGTTTCAATCTCGGTAGCCCCCGCCAGCATCTTTATATCGTTTAGCCATCAACTGGGCTTTTCTGGCTGACCATTCCCCAGCGCCTGTACCCTGCACAGCGGCGGCTTTTATGCTGTTAAAAATCCGTTTACGCAGATCAGGTTTGGTGTAGTTGCCAGCTTCATTGACCTTCGACTTCACCTCCCCACCCTCGGCATACTGCGTAAAGTCCGTGTCATCACGGCGCTTCTTGCGCTTGCCAGTGGGCATCTTGTTAGGGTCAATGGCCCCCATACCTCTGCTTGCTCTCATTTAGCACATCCGTCCACGGGTCTTACCCCGTTGGGCTATACCGTCACCTCGGCTGGATGCTGAGACTGTGCCCCCTTTTGCTTTTGTTACTGGCGGCGCGGTAAAGTCGTCAAATTCTTTCTGTTTTTGTGCATTCAGTTCTCGCATTAACCTTGCTCCCTCTTGGGGAGAAACAACACCATCTTTCGGTATTGATAGTCGAGGTGCAACGGAGGCTGATGGCGCTAACCTACGAACTTGTGCCGCATTGGCGGGGTTTTCTTTTTGGTACTGCCGCATAATCCGGTCAACTATAGCCTGCCCATCGGCCTCCTGCTGTTTCGCAGTATCGCCACCCCCAGCCATTTTTTTAATCATGCCACCACGTTTCTTAGCAACTTCCGGATCCATCGGGGGCTGACCCATTTCAGCGGTATAAATACCAGCGTTTTGTTTGCGCTCGTAGTCAGCAAGTTGTTTGGCTGTTGGGCCACCCTGTTTACCGCGCCCCGCGCCTGCCGTTTGTGCTGCCATGACGTTCTCCTAGCAGGCCATGCCGCCCTTGTTCATCTTGATTTGTGTGGCTTTGGTTTTGCCTTTGGAGGCAACACCATCAGCAGCACGGACAAAACCGCCAGTTGCCATCTTGGTCATACCACCTTTTTTCATACCCATCATTTGTTTTTTGTCAGATGCCATGTCGGCTTTGGAGCCTTCTTGCATACCTTTTTTCTTAGCCATCATTGCCATGAAACCGGGGTTCATTTTCGTAGCCATATCACCACCTTTTGAGAAAGATTTGCCTTTGTCGGCGTTAGAGAAATCCTTACCCACGGACTGTGGGATACCTACCTTTTTGGCAAAGCCCGGATTGTGAGCTATTGCCTCCATGAAATTGTGCTGTTTTTTGCTGGAGCTTGGCATTTAGCATTTCCATCTTGCAAGAGCCGCTGCTTTGCGGGTTGGTTTGCTTTTTTCGTCTTTCATCGGCCCGGGCATAAATTGCCCCGATATGGGGTCTCGTGGGTTTGGGGTTGTTACGCAGGGGTGTATCCGACCCTGCCAAGGTTGCTCACTTGATACCGCCCCTCGTAGTTACGAATGTTGGCCCACATTTCAACATTTCCATCTTTGCATTGATGCTCTTGCACGGCTACCCTTTTCAGATTTTTCTGCAATAGGGGCCATTCTAGCGCAAAACGAATCTTTGCGGGGGCCACCTTGGGGCTGGGGAGCCTTGAGGTTGCTGCCCGTTGCCGCGTTATATTTGGCTCTACCTTTGGCAGTCAGGCCAGCACCCTGAGAGATCGGTAGCTTCTCGCCCCGACCAACAGAGAGAGCCGGGCCTTTTTTCTTAGCCATAGAAAATTGTGACTGAACCGATGTTCGTCACATCTCCGTAGACATTGGTGGCAAACAACACACCTTCACCGGGAAGTAGCAGGTAGGTGGGCTGCGTAGCAGAAGCCACGGTGTTTAGCGTTAGAACGGTTGTGCCAGATGCACCGCCATCTTTAAACACCACACTTCCTGCCGTTGCCGCTGGAACAATGTAAACAGCCTTAATTCTTGTTCTACCAAGAGCAGTCGGTGTTTGATTGGTAAACTGCCCGTCAGCGGTTAAGGGGACACTCGCTAGTACATCAGTTTGCATCGCCATGAGATGCTCCTAATTAAGCTGTGCGTGTAAACACGTAGGCTGTTGCGCTAGAGAACATCAGCGTGAACCGAGCCAAGCCTGTAACACCAGAGGCAACAGTCAGGTCACCAAACGAGCCGGGGGTGTCAGCGGCAGCAGTGGACAGGATGCCGTTAACTGCTACAACGATAGTCACAGTAGATGCGCCAGCGGTATTGTCGATGTACAAATCAAACACAGTACCTTGAACTGCGCCAAGGGCTGCACCAAGCAGCGTACCAGTGGGTAGGGTAATGGCAGTTGCTGCGGCTGAAGTCGAGGTGATGTAGCCAGTTGCTACCTGTGCTGCGGTTGCAGTTGCCGTGGCATTGATTGCCGTTGGCGTATGGGTGATGCTGCCTGTGCCAGCGATATTGCCGGTAACATTACCCGTGACGTTGCCCGTAAGAGCGCCAATAAAGCCGTTGGTAGACGTAACCGGGCCAGAAAACGTGGTTGATGCCATGATTTTTCCTTACATACAAGTTAGGCGCATTAGTCTGTATGTCGTCAGCCGGGGCTGTCTAATGCACCGGAAAGCCCGGAGTAGCTGCAGTATACACTAAAAAGAAAGGGAGCGCAAACTCCCTTTCTTATCTACATCAAGACGTGCCGGGGCTTCCGAAGATGCCTAGTGGGTCACTCCAGCCAAAGCTGTAACGCTCACGGCTCTTGTAACGCACATTTCCGGTGTCAAAATCACCATCCATTGAGTTTGCCAACGCTGCACGTTCAAAATGCTTCAGGCCGTTAGGCACATCGGTCATCAGGAACCATGCATTGCTATCAGTCAAGAAGTGGTTAATGCAATACCCTTGTGGGATAGAGCCGTTGTTCTTCAAGGCGTTGATATCGTTGTCGGCAGTTGATACGCGTAGATTGGTTTCCAGCAAACGGGTTGCAGTGAACTGCAATGCTGGCGGAATGACCAATTTTTTGGGCTGTGCTGCGATCAGAAGACCGCGCTCATCAGTCCAAGCAGCAATCTGAATAACTGCGTTTTCCAACGAAGTCTCATTCAAATCGGCTGCGGTTGCAGGACGGTTGCTGTTGGTTCCACCAGACACCAGAGGGTGAGAAGTAGAAATTAAAGCAACTCCGTCACCACCCACATATGCGCTACTAAAAGCGTTGTTGAGGGTTGCAGCGGCCTTGACTTGCTTGGTATACGCCATTGCACGGGCCAAAGCCTTGGTGTAACGGGCAGACAGCGAGTCATACAGGTTGTCCTCAACAGCCTCTTCGGTGATAGAGAAGCCAAGAGCGATAGTCTCGTGGTTGTACCGAGCTGTAAACGCTTCCTGTGCATTGTCATAAGCAATGGCAGAACCCTCGTTTTTGACTGGTGCAGCGGAGAATCCCGACAGCTTGGTCTCTTCTTCAAAAGAACGCTCTGATTTTTCAGTCTCATAAATTTCTTTATGTTCCTGTTGGTAGGTTGTGTATTCCAAACCAAACAAAGCGTTCAGACCGGGAAGGAGTTCCTTCAGTAGTTGTGCGCGTGAAATAGCCATGATTTATGCTCCTTATACGCCGGTTGAGTTGTTGTACTGATGCATAGTCGCATTGATTTTCACGATTACCTCGGGAAAATTGTCAGCAGCCGTAGCGGTGTCCCGCACCACATCAATAATACGAATAGGCAACGTGTTGGTTGTTGCAGTAGAGTCCAAAAGAGCCACGGCTGAGTTACCAGTCGTAGTTGAACCTGCGTTCTGTACCAACGTGGCGTTATTTCCGATGGAGGTAATACCCACACCAGAGATAACAGTTGTGCCAGACACGACCGCCACTTGGAACAGCGTATCGGGATCATCAGCGACCACAGCGAAGATTTTAGTCCCCGAAGCAATTGCCTGACTAGCTGGATAGAACTGTTGCTGCTGGATTTGCCCAGTTGAACTGTTGGTAAAACTCACACCCATAAACACACCGCAAGGCGTGGCAGTAGCTGTGCCAGTATCCTTTTCGATTGTTCCTGCTGCAACACGTTTTACCAAGTCACCAAAGAAAATGTTTGTGGCATAACCACTTGCAATTTCCATCAAGCGGGTTGCACCCGCAAATACCTGTCCACCGATTAGGTTTACAGGCTTTAGACCGTAAGGGGCCGAGACTGTAGGATAAGCCATTTAAAACTCCTGTTATTTAGAACCAGAACCAAATCCTTGTCCACGAGTGCTTGTAGATTTTCGGTCTGCAAACAAAGGCATACGAGGGTCGTTGTTCCGCATAAAACTATTATCCACTGACTCCATCTGCTCAGATGCGTGTTTGTCATAGTACTGCTTCCGGGCCTCTGTGCGGTCGGATGGCTGTTTGCATAGCATCAGTCCACCGATTTCCACATTGCCGTTGGCACTACCAACAATCATCAGTTCAGGATGGTCTACTGCTTTTACTGGCTCCCAACCATCTCGCATTTGGCGAGATACATTGGTGTGGTGTGCTGTTCCGTTTACATGCGTTGCAATCCAACGGAAAGAGTACCCCGGTTCAGGAGTCGGGTCTGGCAGTGAAGAGGGCGGTACATAAACCGACCTTGCATTTTTATCGCGTGACACTAGGTCGCGGGGGGTACGAGTATCAGCCATTTTGATTCTCCAGTTTAGCTACTTGAACAGCATATTGTTGAGGGGTTAGTCCAAACTTTTTCGCCAACGCCATCTGCGTTAGTGTAAGTTGAACTTTCTTTGGCCCTGACGAACGAGTCGCCGAGGCTACAACAGATGATGGTCGAGAACTTCGCGCCCCACCAAATGCTTCTGGGAAGGTGCTTCGCATACGAGAATCAATTCGCTCAAAATACTCATCCGAGCGGGGGTCTACCCCCGAATTCACTAGCTTTTGGTGCAGCCCTAGTGAAAAGCTGGTTAATTCTTCGTTTCCCGGAGCGCCAAACCACTGGTTTTTTGCTTGCCAGCGCAAGGTTTTATCATCAGGTTCTACCGCTACAGGTTCCGATTTCCGTATTTGTACACTATCTGAAGCTGTTTGTAAAGGGGTTGGCCTAAAATTCTGGGCTGAAATCATTTTCAGCTTTGCATCGGTCAACGCCTCCTGTGCCGCAATGATAGCATCAGTATCAAAAGCCTCCTGTGCTGCCTTGTAGTTACGCCTTGCAGTCTCAAGTTCACTGCCAACCGCATGTTTTACGGTTTCTGCGTACTGTTGAGCACCATTATTGGCGTAATTCTTCAGTTGCCGGTTCTCATCTAGCAACTGTTGGGCAAGATTCTCAAGTTCTTGCTTTTCTCGGATCGTAGACTCTTTGGCACGGCGTTCGTCGTGTCGGGCATGGGTCAATTCCTTGATCCGACCCTTTACTTTGTCCGAATATGAGTTAATTTCCTCATCCGTGGGGTCTTCAACAGGCCGGTCAAGGGCTTGTCGGCCTCTGTCTTGGGCTGGGGTGTCATCCACAACCTCAATTTCAACCTCAAGCTCTTTTTCACCAGCTTTTGCTGCAATTTCATCAGGAAATTCAAATTTTTCAGCCATTTTCTACTCCTTATGCACGAGTTAAGCCTCGCGGGTCTTGCACAACCGCATCTACTTGGTCATCATTAAGCAGACGGAACTCTTTGCCGTAGATTTTGAAGCGTGTACCGGAATACGTACGCACCAAAACAAAATCTCCAGCCTTACACCACGCACCACCGGGAAACTTAGCCTGATCTTTGTAAGCATCAGGGCCAATTTTTACAACAAAGAGCACGGTGGTGGCGTGTTCCTCTTGCCGCATGTAGGGATCAGCTTTGACAATGCTGGAATTCTCAAAGGTTTTCTCTACATCAGGCACAACACACAACAGTTTCCAACCCGTTGGGTCAGGTAGCTGTGTGGCTTTCTCTTCTTGGGACGCATCTTCACTAGGGTTTTCCCTAGGTTGAATGGTTTTTGGCAAACTAATGCCGGGTGGAAGGATCAGATTACTCATCGGCTCTTTCTACTTTAGCTGCAAGGTCAATTAAATAACGCTCTGCGAGAGCTAGACCCTGAATAGTCCCGCAGAGTTTTTGGTACTCTTCAAAATTGCGACAGCTACCACCCGCCAAGTCATCGGCGTAGTTGTTCATGTCGGTACGAATCTTTTCGCGCAGTACCCGCACAAAATCTTGAATCATTTTGGTTCTTTCGGTTGTTGCATAGCCTGTGCCCTGCTCTTGGCAACATCAATACCCATCCTAACCCCAGCTTCTTGCTGCTGTGCTGCCAGTTTTGCTTTGCTGTCTTGTATCTGCGCCCCCACTTTCAACCCGGCAAGCTGGCTTTGCAATTGAGCTTTCTGCTGTTCCAGCTTAATCTTGTCGGCTTGTGCTGTGGCATCCACCAACAGTTTTTTCTCCTGCATTGCATTCTGCTGTTGAAACTCTTGCTGTTTCATCTGCATTTGTTGCATAGCAAGCTGGTTTTTCATCTGGGAGTCTTGGGCTTTAAGCTGCAACTCCTGCTGTTTAATCTGCAATTCCATTTGCTGCATTTGAATTAACGGGTCTTGTTGATTCTGTTGTGCCTGCTGTTGCGCTGCCTGTGCTTGATTCTGCTGCAAGACCTGTTGAGAAGCTTGAGCCAGCATCCCAGACAGCGCCGTTTCAACCTCTGGTGGAAGTTTTTCATCTTGCGGGGGCATGGGCATCCCTAACTGCTGTTCAATCTGCTGCCGGTACTGGAACCCTACATGCTCTGCAAGGTGAGCCATCATGGCTCCTTGAATAAGAGGAGCCTTGGGGTTTTGTCCTATTACTTGAGTTACAGAGGGGTCTTGCATCATGGCCTGATGCACTGCAATATGAGATTTTTGATCCTGATAGGAGAACGCCTTGACCGGCTCCCCTTTGATAATCATCATGTTCTCAGTCACCGGGTCTAGCGGTTTCTGGTCATCTGGCAGGGGAACCAATTTATCTGCGTTCTTAATCCCCAAAACCTCCAGCATGTTGCGGTGCAACTGAGGCAGGTCGTAAATATCAGGGGCCATCTGCGCCATCTGAATTACAGCTTGGTATTGGACAACCCGCTGGCTCATGGTGGCTGCATTGGGATCACTGACCGGAATAACATCTACATCGTCGTAGTCTTCCTTCTTGGCTTTCCTGTCCCCAATTTCAGGCTCATAGGTATAGTCCGGGTCGGTGTAATCTGCAATGATCCGAGCCAGCAGCTTGAGTTCTTGTTTAAACGCAGCATGAACCCTAGCCTGCACTGCGGTCATCACCTTGAGCTGTCGCTCCAGCAATGCCAGAGTTGTGCCCACTGGTGATTGTCCGGACATGTCGCTGATCTTTAAATCTGCGGTGGCGGCAAACCTACGGCCTTCTTCGACAATATTCCCCAGCAGGGTGTAGAGAACTTGGCTAGGTTCCTTGTATGGCAGGGGCAGGATGTTGTCCCGCATAACCCCAGAGCCAATATCTACATCTCGCCATTCACCGGGGGCAATGGGGGTGTCATCTCCCTTGATTCGGAGTCCTCTGGTCTTGAGACCACCCGGCAAGTTGGACAGTGTTCCTGCGTCCACAAGCTGTCGCATAATGCTGGTAGCCGACTTCGCAAACCCTCCGATGAGGTGGAAAAGGCCGAAGCCGTAAGCCCCAAAACCCGGGATGTATTGGTAGTGAACGAAGTGTTGTCGTTTAAGTCGGAGGTCGTCATCTTCTTCCCAGTTACGGCGAATCGCCAAAACATCGCCCGTACCCTTAATTAGGGTAACTACATAGGGCAGCATAATCCCGGTCTCTTCACCGTCTTTGTCGGTGTCCTCAAACCCTTTTAAATCAAGGTCTGCATGAATTTCATACAAGACAAAACGGTCGTCGTTTAAATCGCTGAACCCGGTTTCTTTGTCCTTGGCTTTCTCAATGTCGGTGGTTTCCTTGGTTGGATCACCGATGTCACATTCCCGGTAAAAACCAGCGGATTGCAGTTTCAATATTTCATTCTTGGTCTTGTGCATGACATGGGTCACGCGGTAGCAAGACTGAATATCTGATGCGCCATAGGGCAACAAGATATCTTCTGCCGGGATAAATATGGATATTTGCCTGCCAAGGCTGGGGTCGTAGTAGACCTTCTTGAATGCAGAGCCTGTTGCCGGTAAGCTCCACAACATCCTCTCATGTTCTGCCCTGAACTCCACCATCTTCTCAGTCAGTTGATAGTTCATGTCTTCCTGAACCCTAACAGCCGACTCCTTCTTCTCCTTAGTCTCCTTACCAATAATCTTGGTCTTTACCGGGCCAGCAGCCGGGAATGTTTCGGTGATGGTCTCACTTTGAAACCTAACCACTGCCTCAGTGATCATGGGATGAAACACCCCACATGCTCCGTTCCAAGGCTCTGTCCGCTCTTCATACTGTAGCCCCAGCAATTTCAAGCCCTCTGTGTAGGCTTTCTCCCAATCCTTGCGTCCTGCCTTGTCATTGTCAATTTCTGAGGTCAGGTCAGAACTAAGGGTCTGCATAGCCCCTTCACTCATTTCTTCTGCAAGATTTGCAGAAAAATCTTCTTCACCCATAGCATCTGGATCAATCTCAATCTCCATGCCCCCTATACCAATCTTCATTGACTCCGGGTCAACAATCTCAATCTCAATTGCCTCATCACCCATGTCATCCAAACCCATAGGGGCTTGGTACAACGCTTTATCAATGTTGGTTGCCATTTGGTATCCTTAATAGTATGCGGCTTGTCTGCTGCGCCTAAATATTCTAGGCTCTTCTTTCTCGTCGGAGTCCAATGAGATAAACCCCCCTTGGCGGTAGCGCAGCAGCGCTTGTGTGGTGGTATCCACGTAGTCGTCATGCTCTCCCACAGGAAACGCTGCCATTTCTTCTATGACTTCCCTAGCCCACCGGGTGTCTGGGGCCCATACTTTACCCGAAGTGAACAGGTCGGCTACGGCGTTCATCCGCACCATTTTGTCGTTTCCCCGGCTGGGGGTGAACTCTTGCACAGGTATGCCCATTGCCCGAAGTTCCTGAATCAGGGGAGACCCGGCGGCTTTCTTTTCCACAATAATACTATCAGGTTCCCAATCCTTCCAGTGTTTTAGTGCTACTGCTTTCAATTCCGGGAAGGCCATCCGGTCTTTGAACGCATCCAGCAGTATGAGTTGGGGGGAGCCGTTTTCTTCTTCGTTGTACCAAATCCCCCATGTTGTACACGCACTGTAGTCAGCGGTTGTCTTGGTCTCAAAGGCGGTGTCCCACGACTGTATGATGTACTCACATTTGGGCGCATCGTCATGGGGCCAGACCCGCCAATCCTTACGGGAGACCACTGCCGACATGTCTGAGGTGGGCTGTTGCATGTACTGTGCGTTCCAGTACCGTGGCTCCAAGCTGGCTTTGGTCGTCTCCAGCAATTCTATGGGCCACTGTTCAGGCCACAAGGCTTTGCCAGAAGGTAGGATGGCGGGTAGCTCCACAATCTCCCACGGCGTGGAGTCCGAGTTCTTGGTCTGGTAGTCAAGCAGCCGCCCGGTCAAGTCCAGTAGTGACCAACGGGTCATTACCACAATAATGGCTCCCCCCGGCATTAGTCGTTGTAGCGGCCCGGTCTGGAACCATGACCATGCGGTATCAAACGCCAAACGGCTGTTGACCTTTATGTCTTGCTCCGAATGCGGGTCATCAATGACGAATAGGTCAGCGCCGCGCCCAGCAAGTGCACCGCCAACACCCGCTGCGTAGTATTGGCCCCCGGCTGTAGTTGACCATTTACCGGCGGCTTTTTGGTCACTGGCAACAAGGGTGTGGGGGAAGATTTCATGGTATTCCTCCGAATCAATTAAGTTACGTACTCGTCTGCCATAGTCTTCGGACAGGGACGCCGTGTGCGTCCCCATGATAATTTTCTTTTCTGGGTACTTGCCTAAAAAATAAGCAGGGAACAAGTAAGAGGCAAATTCCGATTTTCCGTGCCGGGGGGCTATGTTGACGATCACCCGTTTCTTGTTACCCTCAATCACATCCGTAAATATCTTTGCTAGCTTGCGGTGGTGGGGGCCAATTTTAAATCCGGGGTACACACCTTGAGCAAACCCCAAGGGGCTGTGTTTGGCGGCAGTCAGTCTGGCGCGTTGCTCACGAACACTCAGATCATCAAATAGCTCAATCTTGTCCTGCAATGACATGGATGGCAAAGCGCGTTGGAGCGCTTCCAGTTCCACTTTACTTAGGCTGGTCAGCGTCTGTAGATTCATTAACTGGGACATCCACTACGTCAATCACATGCATAAACTTGTTCAGCTTTTCTTTGATGCGCTGCTCCAGTTCGCTGTCAGACATGTCGGTTTTCTTAATTTCCACACGTTCCGTAAATAGCGCCACCTCAGTTACCTTGCCTAGCATCTCCAACGCTTTGAGCCGGAAGCGGGTGTCGGGGTTTTTGGTTTCTTCAAGTATCTGTGACACGGCGTAGCCGCGCAACTCTTTAGCCTGCTCTACAAAAGCCCAATCATATGCGGTCAACATCCCCACCAGATGCCGCACCGCTTGGGGAGTCTTTATGTTGGTAAGCGCTAACTTTGTGTTTTGAGGTGGGGCTCCTGTAGCCATTGTGGCAAACGCAGCACGTACTGCCTGTGAGTCCGCAGCCGTCTCAATCTCTTCGTCTGGAATAGCACCGAGTTGTTTTAACCAATCTGCCGTTTTAACTTTGGCGTCAATGATGTCCGCAGCCGACTGATTGGCAATAGGGGTGACCACACCCCCGGCGGGGATGTTTTCTATTTCGGGGTGGTATTCCCCGTTGATGAGGTGGTTAAACATAGGCAGTACGTAATAGTGTACACTCTTTTTTGAGTGGCGGTAGTTTCCGTTGCTTCTCCTTGATAGGCAATCCTATCTTTACCCCCCGTACTGGGGGGTTTTTTTATGGGTATTTGTCTAACATTAGACATAGTATGGGGTGAATTTTTATAATTTTTATGGGGTGTGGTGTTTTGTTTTGATGGGGGGTGGGTTTGGTGTTTTGTTTTGATGGGGGGTGGGTTTGGTGTTGCTGATTTGGGGAAAACGTGTAGTGCGGGTGTGGATTAGTGTTGTTGTGTGAGCGGTGCTGCTTGGCCCAAAAGGGGGGCTGGGGGTATGGTGGGGTCTGAGATTACTGCATTTCTAACCTTCTCCAAAACCCCGTAATGTCATACTATAAGTGTCAGTAGGGAGAACGCCCTGCTGGTATTGCCCATGTCGGGCTTGTTGAACGGGGGGCTTTCCCCCCATTAGGAGTCAGTATGTCAATTAAAACAAATGTTGCAAAATTCATCTCTGGAACAACGACGCGTGCGGAAGCTGTTGTGGCCTTGAAACTTGCCTTCAAGGGCAAGGCCAAAGGGGTAGTACGGAGCAGCTTGCTGTCCATTGTGGCGGCAGGCTACAACGTAGCGCTTGTGCCGGGTGCAGGCAAGGCCAAAGGGGGGCTGGTGATGGACAGCGGAGCAAAAAACTACGAAACGGCCCGCTCGATGCTGGCCGACATAGTGTCGGCCGTAACAGAGGGCAAGAAAAAGTCATTCAGATATGAATTCACGCGCAAGCAGCGCGCTGCGGCCAAAACATATTTGGCATTATTCGCCAACATAGGTGAGGCAAAGGCGGCTCTGACCGCTGAGTAAAGCAAACCCTGTAGCCCATACACGAGTGTGGGCTATGGAGTGTGTTTTCACACTACAACGGGGGGAATCCCCCCCGTTGTCAACAAGGAGAATCAAAATGACAGACAAACAGTATGCTGAATGGGGGGCGTATTCGCGCATCGAGTTCTATGATGCCAACTACCACCACGAAGATTCCAGAGAAGCGTTTTGGTGCATAAGGCGCACAGGAATGGGGTATACCAACCGGCAATCAGACAACGCCGTTGTGCCGCCCCCAGAAACGGAAGACTTCATATTTTAGGACTCTCTCACAGCGCATCCGCAAGGGTGCGCTGTGGGGGCAATCTTGCCCTGCCTATAGGAGAATCATCATGAAAACAAAAGTAACCCCTGCAAAAATATCTAAACTGATGGCGCACATGCGCCGAATTATTTTGTTAAGGATGGAGGTAAGGGAGGTGCGTTGCTCACCCGAATATGGGGTTGGGTTCACCTTAGACTCCCCTGCAGGGGAGCATTCGTCAGAGTGGGTGCACTTTTCGTGCATCCCCACCGACCCTGAGGGGGGCTGGAATATTATTGTCCGCTTGGAGAGCGGACAATTTGTAGGAGAGTGGGTGGCGGGTGGCGAGTCGCTAGAGGGCGATTATTACGCATGCTGGTTATCGGTAATGGCAACCCGCAGCGGTTGCACGTATTGGCTACAACCCCTCGAAATCATAGAGGGGGAATGAGCACGGGGGGTTTTCCCCCCATGCGTGTGGCAGGCGTCGCCACCTTCTCCGAGGTGGCGACGGGGGACAAGGTTGTCCTGCGGGCAGATGCCCCGCGCAGCTACGATACAGAAAACCCACGCAAGTGGGTTATGACAGGGCGTGCGTAAAGCGTAGCCTGTAGGCCAGTGACAGTGGCCTATGGAGTGCGCTGTTAGAGGGAGAACTGTTCTCCCCCTGAGTGTCACTGAGGAGTTAATCATGAAAACCACCATCATGGGTGTCGAGTACACCATCATCCGCAGGCAACCCCTGCCCAACGACCCAAGTTACTTTTTTATCCATGCCGTTGCGGAGGACGGCAGAACTACAACCCACAGCGACACCGAGGCTTTCCTCGGGTGGGCAGAGCGTGAAGGCATGGCCCAACGCTCCGAACGACGCCCTATGGGCGTGATGAGGGCCGCACTTTTGAGTGCAGGTTTGCAGTAATCTCGCCCAAGGGGGGTGGCCCACCTTTTTCCTGCAATGTCCCAGACTAATGGGCGCTGTACAGGAAGTGGGCTACCCCTAAGTTGTTGTTCTATAAGCGTTTCCGGCGGGGGGTGTCCTATATATATAATTAAATAGATTTACTTTATATATACAGCAATCTCCTTTTATCCATTCACTCTTTCTTTTGTGTTTGGTTTAATAGAAGATTACAAGGTCTTTGGTTTATTTATATTTGAGTGTATACTTGGGTCAGGAGCCACGCGAACCCTTGTGCCACAAGGGCTTGAGGGTAGCCCACCTCTTGTCCTAGCACCTGTAGTCTGGGACATCGTTAGACATTTACTGGGCCACCC